TCAACAAGTCTTAACAAGCCATCTCGCTTTGCTGTCTTCGTACCGCTGACACCGTCATCATAATAAATACCTGCATATTCCCATTCACTGTTTGCTTTGATGTAACTCTCATAATGATTTTTCTGTGTTTCAAGGCTGAGTTCCTGTTCATCACTATCAGTTGAAACTCTGCAGTATGCAGCCACCCTTGTCTTCTTAAAAATGGAGAAATCAACCTGATTGATTTTCGTTACATTCTTCACTTATATCACCTCGCTTTATCGTATGACATATTCCCGTAGAAACCGTTATATATCAAGTCAATTACTGATAAATCTCGCATAGATAGGGAGAGAAAATAACTCGATTTTTCTCCGATATTCTGTGTAATTCATCATCAGAAATAAGTCCCTTTTCTGCCATCTTACGAACTATCCTTTCAGCGAGAATGAAGTCAAATTCCTTCTGCAATTCTTCCTGTGTGAACACCTTTGTGTCAAGCTTTGGTGCCGCTGCACCGTCTTCTAATTTTGTAATCTGCATAAAAAAGCACCTCCTACCAGGTAGCCTTGGCAGGAGGTTGAAAAGGACGTTCTTCATTAATCTTTTTTATAAAACTGACATTCATAGCCGTCTGCACGAAGAAGAAGCCCCTTTGCCCAAGGTGGAGTTCTTCCCATCTGCTCACACACAGCATCAAGTGACATATCCTTTCTGCACTCGATGATGACTTCGTCATGCACATGAGCAACGATGCTACAGTTCCTTAAAGTCTTCATGGCATACATCAGGACATCTCTTGCAATTGCCTGCGTAATATTTTCGCAGAACTTAGGTCCATAGCTCTCTAACCTTTCCCACTTCTTGGTTCCGCCTATACCCTCGTAGGTGACTGACTCACCACCAAACTGATTTACACCTATCCTTGGCTTTACATATGCCAGCCTTCGCCCTGATGGAAGACCTATAAAAAGAAATCCGCACTCATACATAAATCGAATGCCGTGTGTTTCAGTTGTGGTTCTTTTCTTCACCGTTTCCTTTATACAATTATCTATGTCCCACCAAAGCATTGTAATAGCTGGATTCGCATTTCGCCAAGCATATACTAGTGGTTGAAGCTCGTCTTCAGCAAGCCCCATTTCTATTGCCCCCATAGCTTTCAATGCACCAACGGATCCACCATAGCCGAGAGCTAGTTCTGCAATTTTTCCTTTTTGCCTTAAATGGCCATTGATACCATTCTTTTCAACGGGAACACCAAACATTTGACTAGCTGACGAGCAATAAATATCTTTACCATCCTCAAACACCTTCATTCTCCATCTTTCACCTGCCAACCAGGCAAGAACCCTAGCTTCAATAGACGAAAAATCAGCCACAATAAATTTAGAATTCTCTCGTGGTACAAAGGAAGTGCGGATAAGTTCTGACAAAGTACCAGGGATATCATCATAAAGCACATCTACCGCATCAATGTGTCCCATTTTTATAAGATTTCTGGCATCAGCTAAATCAGATATATGATTTTGAGGTAGATTCTGCAATTGCACTAATCTGCCAGCAAATCTACCCGTTCGATTGGCACCGTAGAATTGAAACATCCCTCTTAATCGATTATCTCTGCACACAGCATTTTCCATAGCGGTATATTTTTTAATACTACTTTTAGCGAGCTGTTGGCGAAGTAACAATATCTCCTTAACTTGACTAGATGCATTTTGCATGAGTTCTGCTACCACTTTCTTTCCAAGGCTATCTGTATTAAGTCCATTTTCTCTAAGCCAGGCTCTCATTTGTTGTACGGAGTTAGGATTTTCAATGTTTGTACGTTCTTGTAGCTGCTGGCTAATTTTAGCTTTACTCATTTTATCAAGTTCTATAGCCTTCTTTACAAAAGTCATATCAACGCTAATACCACGGTCATTAATTTCTTGATCTAAATGGTATTCTGTCCAAACATTTTCACTGACTGGAAACCGAGAAAGTTTCATTTGAATTCCTATTTCCGTTTCCACATCTCGGTAATTATAGGTCTTAAACTGTTCCCATTTAGCTAAATCCTGACAAGGCATATTTCGCTTTCTACCACTATTAGACTTAGTTGGTAAACAAGGAACACAAAAATATTTGATGAGCTTTTTCCCCTCTGCTAGTTTCTGTTTTTCAAGCCCCACAACGGCTCCTACACCTTCGAGAGATAACGGAAGTCCAAGCGTAGCTGCCCAAATCATTGTGCATTTCCAAGAGGTAGGACTAAGATACGCTCCACCAGAAAGTAACCCTTTATCCCGAAGATATCTAGATAAACAAATACGTTCAAACTGTGCGTTAAATGCCCATTTTTCTATTTGTTCATTTGTTAAGGCATCAATAAAGTCATCTGGTATTGGTTCGTCCCTAGCTAAATCAATTACCTTGATGTCACTGCCATCAATAGAATATCCTAATAAAAGAATCTCAAAGTCATCACTTTCTGCATATCGATAGACTCCAGATGTTTTTAAATTAACACTTGAAAATGTTTCAATATCAATACTAATTGAACGCATTCCTGCACTCCCTTCTATAAAAAAGACGGCAGAGTACATCCCTCCACCGCCTATAGCATCATTAGTTTTTAGTTTTCTCTATACTTTCATTATTTTATATCTTGAAAATTTTCTTAGTCATACGTTTAAGGAAATACAAGGAATCTACTACAACACTTATGATTCCATACATACCTGCACTCATGAAAATCAAGAAAATAACAAGTACATCCACATATTTTGCAAATTCATATAATCCGTTCATTTCGTTAACCTCATATTTTACAAATAGTCTAATACAATAACTCGGTATATCACCTACTAGAGATGGTTGCCTTCAACGCAATATACATTAGGATAAAAAGTCATCATCCTCTTCTGTATTAAAATCATCGTTAGCCGTGCTCCGACCGCCAAGTGGTTCACCATCTTTAATCTTTTGAATATTGCCAAGACCACAGGCAACACCCTTGTTACCATTTGAGTTAAACGCATAAAAATTAAGAGAAACTCTTGCATAACATCCACTATAAACTTCATCACGATCAAGAATTGGTTTAACCGTTTTATCAACAATTTGTGGTGCTGTTCTGCTATTAGCATTAATAAACCAGTGTCCTGCATAAGCAGCATCATCACGCTCAGTATCACCATCACGAAGAGGTAGTTTAAGAGCCGCTTTGTTAGGTTTCTTTCCTCCAAATTTTGCAATACCGTCTTCTATAGCGGCATCAACAGCAGCATTAATTGCCTTTACGGTTTCCGTATCTTCTTTTGGAATAAGCACTGATACACTATAGCGTTCAGGTCCACCATTAATAGAAGTAGGTTCCCATCCATGAAAATAAGAAAGTCTAGTATTTTTACCTGTAATTACTTTAGTTTTGTTTACATTTGCCATAATTGTTAATCCTCCGTATTAAATTCCGTATTAGCGTTCATAATATGTATAGCTGGTCGCTTGTCTGAACTAGGTACAAGCGTTGGTTTTCCAGGTGGTTTAATAATAAAATCACCTAATATGTCTTCAAATTGAGTTTTTCCCATCAACTTCTGCATTTCTGTTAATGGAATAAGTGCTTGCCGATAAATATTCGTAAATCCAGCATCCTTAGCTATCTTAGCAACGGTTTCTTCATCTTTATATTTACGAATTGAGCGACCTTCAACAAGCTTGAAACCTTTCCATTCTTTCCCATGATTAAGAGCTGCATCCGTTGCATAGGACATGATTTCATTTCCCCACTTCGTAAGCCCCGGAAGTAGCAATAAAATATCTGCAATTTCTTTATCAGAAAGAACTGGTGGTAATTTAAACTCATCCTGTGCAAGTTGTAACTTTTCTTCTGCTCTGGCTCTGCATTTAATAGAAGCTCTACAGAATGTACACCAATCACCAGGAAAGAACTCACCTTCACCATTTATTGCCATTAAAGCTTTGGGTTTCAAGACATCTTCTGCCCATTCTATAAGCTCTGACACGGGGATTGTCCAAGTACTAACATTCTCTCTCCGTGGTTGGAAGATGGACATCGATATAGTTTTAATGTCATATAAGCAGTCATAGATAGCAAGAGCACCGAGTGCATAACATTGCATTTGTGGATTATGCATTGCATCGACTAACACACCCATTCCATATTTAAAATCAATAATATACAAGGTATCATCGGAAACAATGACGGTATCTGCTGTACCATAACCATCTGGTACATATGCTGAGAAATCAAGGTGTTGCTCAATGAGTAGCATTGGATCCTTAGATTGTTCCTTCGCCTTGTCGAATTGTTCTAACACAAAATTCACATAAGCATCGGTATGTTCTTGCATTGAGGCATTGTCATTAGCATCTGTTGGTAATTCACACTCTCTACCAAGAGCTTTTCTTAATTTATATTCACACCATAGATGAGCTAGTGTTCCTTCTTCAGCAGCTTGGCTACTTTTGTTTTCAAACTTTGATTCAAGTTTCGCACTTGGCGTACAATGAAGCCATCGATGGGAACTAGAGGGAGATAGGAGCGCATGCTTACTCATCACCAAGTGCCTCCGCCTCTTTAATGATGGCTTCATAGTGACTCGGATCAATATCAGATAATCGACTACCACCGAACTGCAAGAGTAATTCCTTAACTTTTTCTGTAAGCCCCTTTTGGCTTTTTTTAGCCAATACGCTTCTTACATCTTCTAAGCTATATTCCCTATCCACATTCTTTTTAGCCTTCACGACTTTAGAAGATACCTTTGTTTTTAGTATTTTCTCATTATCTTGTACATCCTGACATGACATAACGATGTTTGTAAGTGATTGAAGGCTATCCGCTAATGTGTGCATCTGTTCTACAACTAGTCGAATGCCCTCAATGATTTCAATATCCTTTTTCATTGGCTGCCTCCTTCCATGACCCTAGTAATAGCTAATTCTTCAACCTTATCACTAGGAACAAAAACCATAATCTCTTGCTGTTTCCCAAAAAGCATTCGCATAATTCGTTCTCTCACTGTAATACTTTTACAGGATACACAGTTTAAATTGCGTGGCTTATCCGAAACGCTGATTTGAAGATTGTGTTTCATTTCTCTACCTCCTATTCCAAGAGCTTTATTAACTACCCTCTATCTATTAGCCTTTGGAAGAGAATAAAAAGGACGTTTATAGAAATTTTTTATTATTTCTTTTCCTTTTTCTCCTCCTATCTACTAGCCTTGAGAAAGGATTTAAAAGGACGATTTGGCAAAAAAAGAAAGCCTATCTACATTGCAAAGTGTAAATAGGCTCAAAATACTATACTTATGTTCTTTAATAGCTTTTTTAGAAGGCAATATTAACAACATCATCATTACGTTCGTAACTGATAAACCAAAAGGGCACCCACAGTAGTTATCCAAGCCATACGTTCACGTTTCATCTTCTGCTTTTCCTTCTTCTGCTCGTCTTCGTATCTCATCAATAATATGTTGGCATTCTTCAGTGATACTTCTTGCTTCGTCAGCAAACTGTCCGATTCGCTCAGTTGATGTTTCAATATTGCTAGTTGTTCTTTCTGCAGCTTGGATTCGATCTTGGAGTCTTCGGCTATCGTCTGCAACCGATTCAAGTTCATTTCTAACTGAGTCAACTCCTTCTCTGTTACTTGGTAGCTTTTCTCCGCAGCTATAGAAGTAAATGGTAAACCCAAACACAGCAAGAATAACAAAAATCCACAGCAGGTAGTAGGCGTTAAAATCTTTTTTAACTTCATACATATTCACGCCCCTCTAAAAAATAATCAGTAATGCCTCTAGCAATAGCTCTTGCAATATCATCTTGACGATATATAAGTAGCTGTACGTCTTTCTCATTAGAGATAAAAGCAATTTCTACTAGTACTGCCGGCATTATTGTATTCTTTAATACAATTAAGTTAGGCCGTTCCTTTACGCCACGATCACAAGTACCAAGAGTAGTAACTAATTGGCTTTGAATGGCTAGGGCTGCTTGCTCTGATTTCTCGCCAAAGCTATACACCAATGTTTCTGTGCCTTTAGCACTTTCATTTACCGCACTATTACAATGTAGACTAACAAATAAATCTGCCCCACTATCATTAGCACATTGGCATACATTAGGATAACAAGGACTTTCACCTGCTAAGTTGTCAGATTGAAGCGACTCCACCTCTAGACCTGCTAAAACAAGATATTTTTCTACCATAGCACCAATATTACGAACTAGCTCTGCTTCTTGCAGCTCATATTGTAAATTTACCGCACCACTATCGATTCCAGGATGATGACCTGGATTTAAGAATACTTTCATCATTATCCCTTCTTTCTAATAATATCTAACAACCCTTGGAGTGCCTCAATACCCGCATCATTTAGATTTTCAACAATACTCAAAAGTTCCGTAATTACCAAGTAACTAATTACCGTAGTCACCGCCCATACTGGTTTTAAAAATTCTAGCATACAAACATCGACTACACCTGCCGCCACAACACAGATAATATAAACTACAATTTTCCCCACAAACCTATGTTTCATCACATTCGAAGATATTAAGCCTTCACTTCGTGCTGCTTTAATCCCTTTGAGAACATTAAGTAAGTGCGTCTGTTCACCTCTTCCCGACAAGCGTTCATAGCTAATACTCATCCAACGTGTAAAGCAATCTAAAAATACTAAAAAAGTAAAGGCATAAAATAAAACTGCATATTGATGTAAGAGCAGTGCTAATATCACACTGCCCGATAGCTTAATAGGTAACCCTGAAAATAGGGTTTTAATGGTACTTCCCATCCCCAAGCCAATAGCTTTATAGTCCATATCACATACCTCCTAATAGTCGTTTTAAATCAATGGCTCGCCCTTTGTAACGACAATTGAGTGAACCTAGATAAACATTCTCTGTAGGATTATATTTAAAGGTCACCACATTCTTACCGTTTTGGCAAAGCAGGCTCTGCCCTGCATGGCTAATATATACTGGCTCTTGCCAAAAGTCTGAAATACAGGTCTTAAAACTTAGCGTTAAATAGCCATCCTTTACCTCACCTTGTACATCTTTAATTGTCCAGCTATATGCCCAATCTAGTTCATGTATATAATCCATCGTATGATGAATATA